TTCAGAAATTGGTGCAGAAGCTCCATTTATAACTAAACTATTTGAATTATTATCTTGGAATAATGTCTGACCAGATAGTAAAAGTGGATCTCCTCCAGAAACTTTTTCGGCAACTAAGAATAATCTTCTTCTAAATTCAGACTCTGATGAAGAAAATAAAGACTCTGAATTATTTTTAACACTTGCATTTTCGCCAAATAGGCATGACATTAAAATGTTAAAGGACTCATTAGTTCCTTTAGACTGATAGAATGATCTTAGGTTTTTTACAAAATTATTTACGCTTAAATCAGTATCAAAACTTTCGTCTTCAAATCCAGGAGCAAAAAGAACTTTTAAACTCTTAAAAAATTCTCTGAGGAAAAGAACATTAAGATTGGATACAGTATCCCCAGAACTATGGGATTCGGCTGATGTTGTGTTGAATACGATCTCACCTGAGGCATAATCAGTTATGCCACTAAATCCACGAACACATCCAGTAAAAGAATTTGAGGTGCTTCCAGTGTAGTAGATGATCTCACTACCAACTTTAAACAATCCATCAGTGTTTGGATATCCTTTTGTAGATTCTACATTGAATACAGAATCATCTGCAGATGCATCTGAAGTTAGCGTAGTTGTTCCACTAACAACCTCTGGTGTCAGATTATCAAATTTTAAATATTGATCCAGATTATCAATGATATCCGCAGAGAGTCCCTGAGAATCTTGTGAGAGATAATACTGCTTTAAAAAGTCTACTGTTTTTGGATTCTCAATTGCCACATAAGATGGCAATTGACCCTGAATGATTTGACTTACTTTTACGCGCTTATCAATTCCTGGCTCTATCATTTTACCTAGTTAGTTGTCCGTTTGAATAACTTGAAGTGACTGGGAATCCGATTCCTGAAACCTGCTCACCAGAACTAATAGTGTCCTTCACCATATTTATGGTGCTTTTGGCGATAGACAATTCTACGAAGAGATTTGTCAACCCAATAACATCATTACTTTCTGGGAAGGCCTGAACTTCTACTATTCCAGATGGCAGATCTGTGTTAGTAATATTAACTGTAAAGAGTCTCACCTCACCAATAACATAATCAACAGTTCCAGCATTTTGAACCACTGTCACTGGATTACCATTTGTATCAATTTGAATGAATGAAACAATACCACTTAATAGATCAGCATTTGGGGTATCTGTCATATAAACTTTTCCAGATATTCCAGTAACATTAAATCCTGTAGATTTAATATTTTTTCCTGATGCTGTTACGTGGAACTTATTACCAAAACATAATTCATATTGTGCTGCTTGATTAAGTTGGGACTTCAAATCCCTTCTAATCTTAACCTTTGTTATATTTGATGTAATAGCAGAACTTGTATCATCAATAATTTTGAGTAATTTACTATACTTAAATCTACCACCAAAATTATTAAGATCTTCAGACTCCGAAAAAGTTGAGAGTGTTGAAGAAACATTAGATTTTAGTTCATTAACACTTGATGTTTTACTGCTGTTATAATAGACAAAAGTATCAAGTTCAATTGAAAGAACTTCAATATCTACAATTGTTTGTTTAATACCAGCTAGAGAATAATTCTTCAGACGATTTAGAATAGACTGCTTATTAAAGTCTGATATAAAATAATCATTCTTTGGTTTGATACTGATCTGAACTTCACCAAATTTTGGAGGATTTAACTCCTCACCACCAACAACAGAAACTGATTCTGCATCTGGATATATTAACTTAACTATAGCCTCGTAATCACTAGCCGTAACCGCCCTGTACTGCGATGAATATGTTTTAGGTGCAAAGTACTTAACGGACTGTATAGACTCAATCTCGGTGCCTCCCTGCGCCTTAGAATTGGTTGTAACGGTAATAGATGCAATTGGGGAAATTGTTTGATCTGTAGCTCCTCTTAATACGCCAGAAAAACTAAACTTGGTTACGTCATTACCCTCAATACCATCAGTAACGATATATGATGCTACAATTTGTCCACCAGTCTCTAATTTTTTACCTAAAATGCCATCACCAAACAGAAGTTCATATTTTTCATCTTTTACTTCCTGAACAAAATAAATTTCAGAATTAGAATTTATATTAACAAGTCCTTCGGCTTTAATATATTCGTTTCCAGATCCTGTATCACTAGGGCCTTTTACTCTTACAATCAATGTTGAGGTATCAACAGAAGGATTTTCAATAATAAATCTTTGATCCAATGAAGTATCAACAGTAAACTTCTTAGTTGCGTAAGCTCCCTGGAAAATATCAATATTGCTGAATGTAGCGGTTCTATTGCCAATCAATCCGTCTGTCGGATCATCAAGAATTGCAACTGCAGTGATATCTTCTGGTATTGAGAACACAAAACTACTATTTTTTGTCGTTCCTACGCAAATTAATCCCGCTTTTATCGTAACTGTTGAACTTTCTCCGTTAAATTTTACTTGAAACGATACTTTTGCCTTAGATGAGGTTCTAGAACGCGGAACATATCCAATATTCCGCGCAAGTGAGACAACATTTTCTCTTAAAGTCGCGGAATCTATGAAAGATTCGTTCACTGCCATGTTTGCATTGAAGGCAGTGATGTAAGTATTATATGCAAGAGTGTCAATTAGGACAGAAAAGTTTGATCCTTCAAAATCAAAGTCCGTAAAGTCCGAATTTGCTCTTAAATAGTCTTTAATTTGATCCTTAATCTGATCAAAGTCTAGATTTGTATATTTTGTGAATGGCATTATCTTGTTGCCTCTAAGATGAACTGAAATTCTTGTGCAGGAACTGGTGATCCGATGATATCATATGCGACCACACACTCAAATTCATTCATATCGGGCATCGGCCTCACTGCAATTTCAACATTATCAACTCTAGGTTCAAATTGTTCGATTACTGATTGTATTTGTTCCTGAATTTGACCCGAAGCGCCATAATCTACGAATTCAAAAAGCAAATCACCAACAGGAGAACCTAATTCTGGTTCAAAAAATCTCTCAGTGAAGTGTGTTTCTACTAAATTGCGGACAGCTCTCTGAATCGCCCGCTCATTTTTTAAAATAGGGAGATCTTTTGTAACAGGATGAGGCTCAAAAGACAAGGATATGTCCTTAAATGCCTTTGAAACTCTCTTGACCACTATTAATAGACCACGAACTTTATGTATTTAGATAGATTTTACTGAACATTTATTTATTTGGTTATGGAAGGACTGAATATCTAACATTATTGTGCCAAGATAGGATTGTCTTTCGATGATCACTCTTATTTTCCGAGGCTCGATGAACAATATAACTTGGAAATGTTAAAACATCACCCTCTTCAATAGAATCAATTTGAATCACTTCTTTTGTCATCAAATTCATAAACTCAGTCGGTGGTGATCCAACTGGATATTCAACATAATAAACAGAAGTGAATGAGCAACCTTGATGAACATGCCATCCATGTTTGCCACCATAATAATATTGCTGATACCAAATTGAATCTATTTCTGAATGTTCATATCCCATGTAATCACAGATTTCGGCCATGTAATCATATAGGGGACCTTCTAATATTTCCCAATAACTTGATGATCCATAAGTTGAACCATAGTCAGTTTGAATATCAGATGAATTGTTTTTGAGACGATACTGTAAATCTGGAGCATCTTCATCAATACATTTTAAAATTATATCCTTTAATTCTTGATGCCTTGAAAATCTATGAATAATACAAGGTGCATCATACGTAAAAAGTTTCATTGTTGATCGATTTGAGTGACTTCGTACATATAGTGATCTGATGTTTCCATCCTTCTCTTGTTTTCTACACTATACACTGTAGTATCAATCTCAAATCCAGGATTCTCTGTAATACGATTAAATGTCCATGCATTATCAAACCAAATAATACGGTTATTGGGGTATGCATAATAATTACCAGTCTCTACCTTAAACAGGTGAGCACACTTATGTTCTGGTGTTTCTGAATAATTTAGATCGGGAACACCTTTGTTTTCCCATGACCAATCCAACGTGAACATATAATCACCTAATACCTTTTTACCATCA